GCTACTGTGACGGATGTGTCTACGGATGACGATGTGCCGCCCTTCACGTTCTCCAACAGCTTGAAGGGGATCTATCCGCCGCTGGCGGACCTGCTGCGAGAAAATCAGGTCACGCCGTCTGAGATCAGACTGGTGGTAGGCGGGAAGGGGTACTTCCCGCTGGATATGCCGGTGCAGGATTATCCACAGGAGTTCGTTGAGGGCTGCCTGATCGCGGCGTGGCCCCAGGTGTTTGAAGCGGTCAAGGCAGACAGAGCAGAGCTGCCGTTCTAAATATAAGGAGGATACATCATGAGTGACTATATCAACGACAACATGGGCGCAGAGATCGGTTGGGACGATGAGATTGCCGAAGAGAGTTCGTTTGTGTTGCTGGAGCCGGGTCAGTATGACTTTGTGGTCAGCAAGTTCGAGCGTGGCCGCTACCCTGGCGGCGCCAAGATGTGCGCCTGCAACAAGGTGGAGCTGTCCCTGGAAGTGGGCGGCACGACCGTCCGGGACACCCTATTCATGAACCGCAAGGCAGAATGGCGTCTGAGTCAGTTCCTGATTGGGATTGGGATGAAGCGGCCTGGCGTGCCCTGCCGGGTGAACTGGAATGCCATCGTCGGTGCCCGTGGGCGCTGCGAGATTGGCGTGCGGACCTGGACGAAGAACAACGGAGACACCGGCCAGGCCAACGAAGTGAAGTCCTACTTAGAACCGGCGCCCGGCCAGCAGATGCCGTCGGCGGCACTGGCACAGCCTGCCCCTAACCCGGCATACGGCCAGCAGCAAAGCATGGCCGGGTATCCTGCACCCGGTCACTGGCAGGCGGGGACGTTCTGATGGAGCTGCGCCCTTATCAACAGGCGGCACGAGAAGCGGTGGAGGAGCAGTGGCGGCGGGGCATTGCCCGGACGCTGCTGGTGCTCCCCACCGGCTGCGGCAAGACCATCGTCTTCGTGAAGATCATCGAGGATATGGTGCGCAACGGGGAACGAGTCCTGATCTTAGCCCACCGGGGCGAACTGCTGGACCAGGCGGCGGACAAGATGCAGAAGGCCGTCGGCCTGGGCTGCGCGGTGGAAAAGGCCGACCAAAGCTGCCTGGGTACCTGGTATCGGGTGGTGGTCGGCTCTGTGCAGACCCTGATGCGGGAAAAGCGGCTGAGCCAGTTTGACAAGGACTATTTCCAGACCATCGTCATCGACGAGGCCCATCACGCCGTGTCAGACAGCTATCAGCGGGTGCTGGAACACTTCCCATCGGCCAAAGTGTTAGGGGTCACTGCTACTCCCGACCGGGGAGATATGCGGAACCTGGGCAAGGTTTTTGAGAGCCTAGCCTATGAGTACACCATGCCGAAAGCCATCCGAGAGGGGTATCTAGTGCCCATCAAAGCCCTGACCATCCCGTTATCTCTGGACCTGTCCGGTGTCAGCGTGCAGGCGGGGGATTTTAAGGCAGCGGAGATCAGCACGGCCTTAGACCCTTATCTGGAACAGATTGCCACAGAGATGGAGAAGGTCTGCAAAGCGCGCAAGACGGTGGTGTTCCTGCCCCTGGTCAAGACAAGCCAGAAGTTCCGGGACATCCTGAACGCCCACGGATTCCAGGCCGCTGAGGTCAACGGCAACAGCCCAGACCGGGCGGAAGTGTTGGAAGCCTTTGACCGGGGAGAATACAACGTCCTCTGCAACTCCATGCTGCTGACAGAGGGCTGGGACTGCCCCAGCGTAGACTGCGTGGTGGTGCTGCGGCCGACCAAGGTGCGGAGTCTTTATAGTCAGATGATC